ACTTAAACAAAGAGATGTCAAAGAATATAAAGCAGGCTATGTTAATTGTGCGTGATCGGGCACAACGTTATTTACCATTACAAAATGAAGTGTTAAGCGGCTGGGGTAAAGGCACTGCATCAATACAAACAATTATAGATCCTAATAGATTATTTCCACCATATGATTATGCTTTAGCAAAAAGCAAGGTTGCATATTCCGCAGGTCAAAATAAAGCAAACGACAAAGGATTTAAAGCTGCATTTTATGTTTATAACAATTCTAGATCAGGTGCAATATTTGAGACTGCAGGCCGCATAGGTAGGCCTAGAGGTAATAAATCATTAAACCCTAACGCACCTGTGCAATTTAATTCAGCTGCTGAAATGCTATCTAGCATGAAGGGTCAAGGCAAGCAGCGTGGTCGTGTTATCTATCGTGCTTGGGATGAGACTAAAGATGTAATTATACCTAGAGTAGTTAATGCTATTGACACAGTAGCAAAAAAATTTATTAAAGACACAGAGCAAAGAAAGGCTGCATAGTGCCTAATTTAATTGTTAGCGCAGTCAGCACCTTTGATAACAAAGGATTAAAAAAGGGCAAGAAAGAAATATCAGCCTTTGACAAAAATGTGCAAAGTCTAGGTAAAACCTTTGCTAAGGTATTTGGATCTATTGCCCTAGTTAACTTTGGCAAGAATGCAGTCAACGCATTTATAGAATCCGAGAAGGCAGCCGCTAAACTACGCACGACAGTTAGCAACTTAGGCTTAGAGTTTGAGCAGCCAGGCATAGAAGATTATCTAAAGAATTTATCGCTGCAGTTTGGCATAGTAGATGAAAGTTTAATCCCAGGCTTTCAGCGTTTACTTATAGTTACTAAAGATGTTGCTCAGGCACAGAGTTTATTTGAGACTGCACTAAACGTATCAGCAGGCACTGGCAAGGATCTTACAGCTGTATCTACAAGCCTATCTAAGGCTTACCTAGGCGATAACGCTGCATTAGGCAGGTTAGGCGTAGGACTAAGCAAGGCACAATTAAAGTCAGCATCATTCTTAGAAGTACAACGAACACTTAACGTTAACTTTGCAGGTCAAGCCGCAGCAGCTGTAGAAGGATATGCAGGCAGTATGGCTAAATTAACTGTAGCCGTAGATGAATCTAAAGAAGCAATAGGCAAGGGCTTACTGGATGCCATAGCAGCATTATCCGGCAGTAACGATATAGATACATTTACTGTAAAGATGGTTAATGCAGCTGAGAAAATAGGCAACGCATTTAGAACTGTTGGCGATGTAATAGGACTGCTTAACCCTAATGCAAGCGTTAAAGTAGGCGGTAAGTTTCTACGTAAATCTGATATGAACGCACCTAGATTATCACCAGCCACAAGCAGAGCTATCTTATTAAAGCAAGAAGTTACACAGATTAAGACAGGTGTGTCATTACGTAAACAAGAAAATGATCTATTAAAGAAAAAAACTGCCGTAGATCAATTACGAGACAAGTTTGACCTAGAGCGCATAGGACTTACAGCTGCATTAAACGCTGCAACCGATGAAGAGACTAAATTACGCCTAAAAGCACAGTTAGCCATATTAGATAATAACGAGGCTTTGGCTAAGAAGTTACTAGCAGAGATGAACGCTGCTGAGGCAGCCACAAAATTAGCAAGTGCTTTGGGTGCAGTTGGTGATGCAACTATTGAATACTTTAAAAAACTATCAGAATCCTTAGTCGGCACTATGGCTTACTTTAATATGAGTATGCAACAGATATTAGCTGAAAGACTTAAAGAATCTGGTAAGACTTCTTTAGGCGGTGGCATGACTGGTGGTGGATTTACACCATTAACAGCAGGTTACTTCCAAAATTTAGGCAGTCAATTACAGGGATCATCCGCCTATGCTGGCATGAGTGCGAGTGATATATCATTAGAAAGAGCTAGAGAATCAGGCAATAGATCTTTAGATGTTAATTTAGTAGTTAGTGCCCCATCGGGTAATGCCTTTGCACAATTAGTAGCTGAGAGTATTCAGGTGGCTGGGCGTAGTGGATATAACACTGCACCTAATGGCGGATTACCATAATGGCAGTACCAGTAATAAATGCAATAATTAATTTTAGCACTGGCCCAACCTTTGCTCAGGCTATGATTATTGATCAAGGTATTTTAGGCACTAACGTATTGGCAGATGCTGCATCTGTAATTGTAGATGTGTCTAATCAAGTAAACCGCATAGAGACTAACAGAGGCCGTACTGCATTATCAGATCAATTTCAAACAGGCTCACTTACTTTACGCATAGTAGATCAGAATGGCGACTTTAATCCGCAGAATGTTACTGGCCCGTATTATAATTTATTAACACCTATGAAGAAGGTACAGATTACTGCCACCTTTAACAGTGTTACCTATCCTATCTTTTCAGGATTTATTACCACTTATGTAACTACATACCCAGGTGAATCGGGTGAAGATGTAGCAATAACAACAATACAAGCTGTAGATGCTTTTAGATTAGCCCAGTTAGCACAGATCAGCACAGTTACAGATGCCACTGCCGGACAATTATCTGGCACACGTATTAACAAAATATTAGATGAGATTGATTGGCCAACCTCGCAACGTGATATAGATGCTGGCCTTACTACGATGCAGGCAGACCCAGGCACTAACCGCACAGCACTGCAGGCACTAACTACTGTAGCCACGTCAGAGTATGGTGCTTTATATGTAGATGCCAATAATTCTTTCATTTTTCAAGACCGAGCTGTAACTGTTGGATCTATTGGCGGCACACCTACAGTTTTTGCAGATAATGGCACAGGTATAGATTACTTTGATGCTAGTTGGATTCTTAACGATGTGCTTATATTTAATAAATCTACTATTACTAGAACAGGTGGCACAGCACAGGTAGCATCTAATCAAGCATCTATAGACAAGTATTTTTTACACAGCTACTTTTTAGATAACCTACTTATGCAAACAGATGCAGTAGCCTTAGATTACGCTCTAGCCTATACAGCTAGTAGAGCTGAAACCACGATCCGATGTGATGCCATAGTCCTAGACCTATACACGCCTAACTATGATACAGGCGTAGTTGCAGCCCTAGACTTAGATTTCTTTGATCCTATAACCATTATTACTACCCAGCCAGGTGGATCTTTGCTTGAGAAGACCCTACAGATTTTTGGTGTCAGAATGAACATAACACCAAATAGTTGGAAAACAACCTTTACAACACTAGAACCTGTCATAGATGGGTTTATAATAGGCAACGTAGATTATGGGATTTTAGATACCAGCGTCTTATCTTACTAAGGAGTAACAAATGGCAACAGGATTTCCAGCAATAACAGGTGATGTACTTACCTCTGGCATGTTTAATGGCTTAACTGCATTTACAGTAGGTGCTGCAAATACAGTAGATTACACAGCTGTACTTGCAGATCAATATCAAGTAATACAGTTAATGAATAAAGCCACAGCTGTAGCATTCAAAATACCAACAGATGCTTCTGTAGCGTTTGCAATAGGCACAGCGATTACAGTATTAAATATTGGTGCTGGTACTTGCACAATTAGTGCAACAACACCAGGCACTACTACAGTATTAAGTGCTGGCGCAGTTGCAGCATCACCAACCCTTGCACAATATAAATCAGCAGTATGTATTAAAACAGCTGCTAATGCTTGGTATGTAGTAGGGGCTATTGCATAATGATTGGTAATATAGTTGCAGGATTTTATGCCGCCTCAGTACCACCATTTAGTGGCACAGTAGATTATTTAGTAGTTGCAGGCGGTGGCGGTGGCGGTGGCGGTAATAGTGGTAGCGGTGAAGGCGGTGGCGGTGCTGGCGGTTTGCGCTCTACAGTTACTGCAACTGGTGGCGGTGGATCTTTAGAAACTGCTTTATCTTTATCTGCTGGAACTAATTACACAGTAACAGTAGGTGCTGGTGGTGCAGGTATTGCAAAAGGTTCTAATTCTGTATTTTCAACAATTACTTCTAGCGGTGGTGGAACTAGAGACGTAGGTTTAGGTAATGGCGGTTCAGGTTCAGGTGCATCTGGTAACCAAACAAATCAAGGCACAGGTACAGCAAATCAAGGTTTTGCAGGTGGTACTGGTAATGCTTCTTTTGCAGGTGGTACTGGTGGCGGTGGTGCTGGTTCTGCTGGTGTTGCTGTAACAAATGCTAATGGCACAAATGGTGGTACTGGTGTCGCAGTAAGTATTAGCGGTTCAAGTGTTACTTATGCAGGTGGTGGCGGTGGTAGTGGAAATAGTGGTTTCGGAAGTACTGGTGGTACTGGTGGTTCAAGTATTGGTGGTAATGGTGCAGCACAGACTGGTAATGCCACAAATGGAACTGTAAATACTGGTAGCGGCGGTGGTGGTGCGAGAAACGGTGCAGGACAAACTGTTGGCAACGGCGGCTCAGGCATTGTAATTTTAAAATATTTAAATGGCATAATAACAATAGGCGCAGGATTAACTGGTAGTACAATTCCTTCTGGTGGTTATCAAATAACTACAATTACAGCTGGTACTGGGAATGTGAGTTGGGCATAATGGCACATTACGCATTTTTAGATAACAATAATATTGTTACAGAAGTTATAGTTGGTATTGATGAAACAGAAACTATAGAAGGATTAGATACCGAAACTTGGTATGCAAACTTTAAAGGTCAAACCTGTAAACGCACTTCATATAATAGCAATATTAGATATAACTATGCAGGTATTGGTTATACCTATGATGAAACTGCAGATGCATTTATAACACCTAAATTTACTTGTGGCCATCCTGAATTAACACTTAACACAGCTACATATCGCTGGGAATGTGATAATTCAGAACACAGTATAGAACTATGAAACCATGGCTATGCGCTGCAGGTACACAGTTAAGAGATCAGATTGATACCTGGTACGCGGATCGCCGCTCTACCTCTGATGGGTGGCTGGGTGATGCTCGTCATTCCGCCAGAAAATCGGATCATAATCCAGATGCAGACGGGTGTGTACGAGCCATTGATGTGGATTCTCGCTTGGATTCATCCGAAGGGATCTCAGTATATTTGGCTGACCAGATCAGAATCTGTGGTAAAACCGATAAGCGCATATCTTACGTAATTCATAATGGCATGATCGCTAGCAAGATACTTAATTTTAAGTGGCGTAAGTACAAGGGTTTTAACAAACACACAAAGCACATACATATTAGCTTTACAAAGTTAGGCGATAAAGATAGCAAGCCGTTTGATATACCACTACTAGGGGGTAACATATGAAAATAAGCAATAAGCAGAAGGCAATACTTAAATCATACTTTAGGGGTGTGCTTGTATCATTCTTAACATTCTTAGCCAGTAATGAGCTAGGACTAGATCCAGTAGTGTCTGTAGTTATTGCAGCATTAGCAGGACCGGCAGCTAGGGCTTTAGACAAATCCGACAGTGCTTATGGCCTCGGTGCAGATGAAGCATGACACCTGGCGAGTGGGTGGCTTTAGCCGTTGGCGTATGCGCCGTATGTACAAGTTTATTAGTGGCTCTACGTTGGGTTATTAAATCTTATTTACAAGAGCTTAAACCTAATAGCGGATCTAGTATGAAAGATCAACTTACTAGATTAGAGCAGCGTGTCGATGATCTATATGCACTAATGTGTAAGCGACAATAGTAGTATGGCTGATACAAGGCGTAAGCGTAAGAAAATAAATAAGCGCATTGTGCGTAAATCACCTGACCCTTTATCTAAGTTAGATCAGCATTATATTGCCATGAATGAGATCTTTAAGGCTGCAAAGAAGGCAGGCTTTAGCGACAGCTGTGCCCTGTACTTTGTATCAGATAGAGCGACTATGCCAGACTGGGTTATTGGTGATGGCGGCATCATACCTAGTATCGATCCTACGGAAGAAGATGACGATTAGGTGGCTCGTAATATCAGATTTACAAATTCCATACCATCATGAGCAGGCAGTCAAAAACGTCATTAAACTTGCAAGACGTGAGAAGTTTGACGAGGTTTTATGTGTTGGCGATGAGATCGACTTTCAAACAATTAGCAAGTGGGCCGATGGCACACCTTTGGCTTACAGTCAGACTCTTAACGAAGATCGTGCAGCTTGTCAAGACATATTATGGGATCTTACCGAGTACAGTAAGAAGGCTAGTGTTATCCGCAGTAATCATACTGATCGCCTTTACAGTACTTTACTAAAAGCACCTGGCCTTATAGGTTTACCAGAACTGCAATATCCTAAATTCATGGACTTTGCATCGATGGGCATTGACTATTACAAGACAGCCTATGAATTTTACCCTGGCTGGGTATTAGCACATGGCGATGAGGGCAGCATGAGCCAGCACGCAGGCATCACAGCCCTTAACCTTGCTAAAAAATGGGGCAAATCGGTCATAGCAGGACATAGCCATAGACTAGGCATGAGTGCCTATACAGAAGCCATAGGAAGCCATTACAGACCCTTATATGGTGTTGAGGTAGGCAATCTAATGGATAGAAAAAAAGCCTCTTATATACGCTATGGAAGCGCGAATTGGCAGATGGGCTTTGCTATACTAGAAGCCGTAGGAAAGACGCTAACACCCACGTTAGTGCCAATAAATAAGGATGGCTCATTTACAGCTCTCGGGCGGTATTACGGGTAACATCGTTACCTAATCGTTATACAAACTACGCCCTAAATAATCCACAAAGTCATACACAAGTGCGACACTACAACTGTGCCACAAGATATGTCGGCATGGAAAGTAGGGCTACATGATTGCAACAACAGCACCATGGATAGTGCTTTATAGCGTTCTGGGTTATTTTATAGCGTGGGGCGTTTATGAAACAATTAAAGATAATGCATTCCAGGCAGGTTACTGGAAGGGTCGCAAAGATGGTTACGACATGCACCGCAGGATCACAGATGGCAAAATTGATGTCAACAACAACTGAGAAGTTATTTGATAATGTCATCAAAACTATTCATGCGCGAGGTGTCAGCTATGGGCATCCAATTACAAACCACAAGAGGATTGCCGAATTGTGGAGTGCATATTTGGGTTATCCAATACAACCTAACGAGGTTGCAATTTGTATGGCGTTGGTCAAGATCAGCCGGCAAGCTGAAGATCCTACGATCCTTGACAATTACGAAGATTGCCTGGCCTACATTAGTATCGCAAAAACAATTACAGATGCCATGTCAGACGATAGATACGAATGGACAAAATAATGGCATTTAACCTAGCAGATTATGAAACAGTCGAGAGCCGACTAGAAAAATGGTGGAGGGATTACCCAGATGGAAGAGTGGCAACAAAGATTGAGCAGGCCACAGACACTAGATACATTGTTAGTGCTGAATTATATAAAACGGAAGCCGATGCGAAACCATGCGCGACTGGACTTGCTAGTGAGAGCATTTCTGATCGCGGTGTTAATTCAACTTCTGCACTGGAAAACTGCGAGACTTCAGCGATCGGCCGTGCGCTTGCAAACGCGGGTTACGCGGCTAAGGGCAAACGTGCTAGCAGAGAAGAAATGAATAAAGTGGTGCAGTTACAAGCTGTGCCACAAACATTCTCAGTAGATCGCACAGAGCCTTTGCAACTTAGTAATGAGGACTGGGTTAAAGCTGCAAATGTAGCAGCACCAAAAGCACCACCAGAGTGCTGTGCTAAGGGCAACACTTTACGGACTGGTTTAAGTAAAACTACACAGAAGCCTTATTACGGTTATGTATGTGTAGATAACATTAAAGAGCATGCAATATGGGCTAAGCAAGATGCCACAGGTGCATGGTTCTTCCCTAAAAGAGAGGAGGAATAATGGGATATATAGAAGTATTAAACGGTTCAGGCTTTACATTACGCATGGAAAATGATAACGAAAGCCTAAACCTAAGTGCAGATAGATGCGTATCGTGTAATGACGACAGATTATTACATGATGGTCAGTATTTGGTTTGCTCTCAGTGCCACTGCAGGCAATAAGAAAGGGGATTTTATCACATGTACACAAAGTTTAAGTGTAATGGCTGTGATCGTAAGACCGAGTTCTTATGGCTTGAGCAGTTAGATACGCCCGAAGGATTTAAGGCTTATCAGTGTATGGACTGTGGCTGTGTGGGCGTTAAGAATATAGCTGAGGCTTTACATATACCAGACAGTAACTTAGATAGATGCAAGCAGTGTGGTGGCTGGCAATTCCTAGGTAGTGGTTGCCACACTTGTGCATTGATAGGGGCTAAATGAAATTTGCATATGCTGATCCGCCATATTTAGGCAAAGGAAAAAAATACATTGCATTACATGAGGAAGCACTAATTTGGGACGATCCAATTACACATATTAAACTGCTAGAACGCTTGATGGATGAATATCCGGATGGATGGGCCGTAAGTTTTGATGCAGTAAGTTTACGATTATATTTGGCCAATTCACACCCAGACAGCCGCTTGTGTGTATGGACTAAAACCTTTCACCAAATCTGGTGGCATCAACCAGTTCAGTGGGCAACGGAATATGTGTTGCTTTATGGTGGCCGCAAAAATCAAAGAGTAAACCCGATGATAAGAGATTGGCATTCCGGTGCAAGAGCTATGAAGGCAGGACTTTATGGTGCAAAACCTGATCATTTTAATCAATGGATATTAAACCTTTTACAATATGAACCTGGAGATCAGTTAATTGATTTATTTCCCGGAACTCACAGTATGGCTAAAGCGATAGCGAGTAGAAATGGGTGACGCTGGCTACGCAGAAACTTGGTTAGAGACCGATGATCTACGCATTATGACTTGCCGTCTGACCTGCGGTTATGTTAATTGATTTGACAGGGCATGCTACCCTAAACAAGCATGTGATCTTAAATCACAAAGCTGAGCCGCCAACGGCAGGGCTCGGAAGGTGCAGAGTTTGGCTACTCTCATTGTTAATTGCATTTAACTTTATCTTTGTTAAAGATTATTCCGTTGCTAAAGAGAATTACAAACCTACACATTATAAGCAATACATACTAATAACATTAAATGATATAGATGAGACACACTGTTTAGTAGAGCTGTATATGGCAGAGTCAAGGCTAGACCCTAAGGCACGTAATGGCTCGCACTATGGCATACCACAAGGTAGGTCTAAGTATCTATCAAGAGTAGATGGGACTAAGCAGATAGATTGGGGTATTAAGTACAATCTAAATAGATATGGATCTATGTGTAAAGCATTAGAGCATTACAAGATAAAGGGTTGGCATTGAGTAGGAAAGAAATAAGCAGTGGTAAGTGGAAGAAGTTAAGACTTACAATACTTGACCGCGATGGCAGACAATGCGCTGTGTGTAATGGCCCAGGCGATACGATCGATCATATATTTCCGCGTGTAAAAGGCGGTGACATGTGGTCAACCGATAATTTACGGGTTCTCTGTAAATCGTGTAATAATCTGTCGTCATTACAAGATACACATATCTGCTTGCTAGGTTCTAGGCTTTCTTTATCGTTTTCCATGCGTAATGTAAAGCCTGAACCATTTAATACTTCGATGTAACCCATTTAATCCTCCTCTCTTTTAGGAAAGAACCATGCACCTGTGGCATCTTGCTTAGCCCAGACTGCATGCTCTTTAATGTTATCTAAACATACATACCCGTAATAAGGCTTCTGTGTAGTTTTACTAAGACCAGTGCGTAAGGTGTTGCCTTTAGCACAGCATTCTGGTGGTGCTTTAGGTGGTGTAACATTTGCAGCTTTAACCCAGTCCTCATTACTTAGTTGTAACGGCTCTGTGCGATCTACAGAAAATGTTTGTGGAACAGCTTGTAACTGCACCACTTTATTCATTTCTTCTCTGCTAGCACGTTTGCCCTTAGCCGCGTAACCCGCGTTTGCAAGCGCACGGCCGATCGCTGAAGTCTCGCAGTTTTCCAGTGCAGAAGTTGAATTAACACCGCGATCAGAAATGCTCTCACTAGCAAGTCCAGTCGCGCATGGTTTCGCATCGGCTTCCGTTTTATATAATTCAGCACTAACAATGTATCTAGTGTCTGTGGCCTGCTCAATCTTTGTTCCCACTCTTCCATCTGGGTAATCCTTCCACCATTTTTCTAGTCGGCTCTCGACTGTTTCATAATCTGCCAGGTTAAATGCCATTAGTCTTTCCAATCATCGGTGTCGTCTTGCATAGCGTCTGTAATGCTTTTACCGATTGATAGGTAGGCGATTGCATCTTCGTAATTGTCAAGGTACGCAGGATCTTCAGCTTGCCGGCTGATCTTGACCAACGCCATACAAATTGCAACTTCGTTTGGTTGTATTGGATAACCCAGATATGCACTCCACAGTTCGGCAATCCTCTTGTGCTGCGTAATTGGATGCCCATAGCGGACACCTCTCTCATGAATAGTTTTGATGACATTATCAAATAGGCTTTCAGTGTTTGTCATAATCAAATACTTCATCGGATTTAACTTTTGCATCTGTCAAACGTCTATGAGATTGCCAGCCTTGGGCTCTGCCTACCCAATAGCCACGATTCCAGGCTTGATCCATTATCTTTGTTATTGCATACCAACCAATTAAATAACCCAAGATGCTATAAATAACTAGCCAAGGTGCTGTTGTCTCTATCATGTAGCCCTACTTTCCATACCACACTTTGTGGCATAGCAATAGTGTCGCATGTGTGTATGACTTTGTGGATTATTTAGGGCGTAGTTTGTATAACGATTAGGTAACGATGTTACCCGTAATACCGCCCGAGAGCTGTAAATGAGCCATCCTTATTGATCGGCACTAACGTGGGTGTTAGCGTCTTTCCTACTGCTTCTAGTATAGCAATACCCATCTGCCAATTCGCGCTTCCATAGCGGATATAAGAGGCTTTTTTTCTATCCATTAGATTACCTACCTCAACCCCATATAAGGGTCTGTAATGGCTTCCTATGGCTTCTGTATAGGCACTCATGCCTAGTCTATGACTATGACCTGCTATGACCGATTTGCCCCATTTTTTAGCAAGGTTAAGGGCTGTGATACCTGCTTGCTGGCTCATGCTGCCCTCATCGCCATGTGCTAATACCCAGCCAGGGTGAAACTCGTAAGCTGTGCGATGGTAGTCAATGCCCATAGATGCAAAGTCCATAAACTTAGGGTATTGCAACTCTGGCAGTCCGATCAATCCCGGTGCTTTAAGTAACGTGTTATATAAACGATCTGTATGGTTAGATCTAATTACCGATGCGACTTTACTATATTCGGTAAGATCCCAAAGAATGTCTTGACAAACTGCACGATCTTCGTTAAGAGTCTGACTGTAAGCCAAAGGTGTGCCATCGGCCCACTTGCTAATTGTTTGGAAGTCGATCTCATCGCCAACACATAAAACTTCGTCAAACTTTTCACGTCTTGCCAGTTTAATGACGTTCTTAACAGCCTGCTCATGATGAAAGGGAACTTGTAAATCTGATATTACTAGCCAACGCTTAATCGTCATCTTCTTCTGTAGGATCAATACTAGGTATGATGCCGCCATCACCTACTACCCAGTCGGGCATCGTTGCCCTATCTGATACAAAGTACAAAGCACAGCTGTCACTAAAGCCTGCCTTCTTTGCAGCCCTAAAGATCTCGTTCATGGCAATATAATGCTGATCTAATTTAGATAAAGGGTCAGGTGATTTACGCACAATGCGCTTATTTATTTTCTTACGTTTACGCCTTGTATCAGCCATACTACTATTGTCGCTTAACTATTAAAGAATAAAGATCATCGACACGCTGTTCTAATCGTGTCAACTGGTCCTTCATACTTGACCCAGAATTAGGCTTAAGCTCTTGTAAGTAAGATTTAATAACCCATCGTAGAGCCACTAATAAACTTGTTAATACGGCGCATACGCCAACGGCTAAAGCGACCCATTCGCCCGGTGTCATGCTTCATCTGCACCGATGCCATAAGCACTATCGGATTTGTCTAAAGCCCTAGCTGCTGGGCCTGCAAGTGCGGCCACTACTACTGATATAACTGGATCTAGTCCTAACTCATTACTGGCTAAGAATGTTAAGAATGATACAAGCACACCCCTAAAATATGATTTAAGTATTGCCTTCTGCTTATTGCTTATTTTCATATCTTACCCCCTAATAGTGGTATATCAAACGGCTTACCATCTTTATCGCCTAACTTTGTAAAGCTGATATGTATGTGCTTTGTGTGTTTGTTAAAACCCTTGTACTTACGCCACTTAAAATTAAGTATCTTGCTAGCGATCATGCCATTATGTATTACGTAAGATATGCGCTTATCGGTTTTCGCACAGATTCTGATTTGGTCAGCCAAATATATTGAGATCCCTTCGGATGAATCCAAGCGAGAATCCACATCAATGGCTCTGACACACCCATCTGCATCTGGATTATGATCCGATTTTCTGGCGGAATGACGAGCATCACCCAGCCACCCATCAGAGGTAGAGCGACGATCTGGGTACCAGGTATCAATCTGATCTCTTAACTGTTTACCAGCTGCAGAGAGCCAAGGTTGGTTACTCATCCTCTGTATCAATCGGGGTGGATTGTGCCGCTTGCATTTCATCATAAGTAGATTTGAGCATAGAAGTAAATTCTTCGTTGCCTCGGTCAATGATGGCGTGAGTTTGTACTCCGCTTAATGTTTCAACTTCAATAAATGTTACATTATTCATAGTTTATAACTCCGCACTTAATCCGACATATCCTGCCGAATTATTATTGTTGCCTAGGTAATAAAAACGAAACTGAGTTAATCCACTTGCTACTGTTGCCTGTAAAGCCACAGTATTTGCAGTGCAAGATGGGCTGTCAATAGTTAAATTGGTTAAGGCTGTTGCTCCAACTCCATTAGCAATAATTGCAGCATTAGCATAATCAACAGCAGTTGGCACTACTCGCATTGAAACAGGTAATGTATAACAAAAATCAACAACAGTTGCACTTCGGGCTGCGCCTACTGCATAAAACGCAAAAGCACCTGTTAATTGAGGTTTTAAATAATACCTTTGACAAGCGGCTAACTCGCCTTGAAGTGTGCCAGTTGCAGTTTGGAAATCGCTAGCTGTTGAACTTGCTTCTAATTGTACGCCCCATAGGTCAATAGTCATTGTAGCATTTGTTGGATAAGTAAATAAAACTTGCAATGAACTTGTTAAACCACCGCTGTCTGTTCCAATAGTTTTGCCAGCAATAGATGGAACTGCAACGCTCTTTGTGTATCTGACCCAAGATGTAGTTAATGAGACGCTGCCTAAAGATGTATCTACCTGCGTTGAAGGACTTCCACCAGTTCCAAAAATTTGACCAAGTGTTAAAGATACAGTTCTTGTTGCATCAGCCTTTGCCCAAAAAGATAGAACGACTGTTTGACCAGCAAAAGTTCTTACATCTTCAATTCTCTGAAACAAATAGTTACCTGTACCGCCTGAACCTGCAACAGATTGGTTATAACGCAAAAAATACTTTCCTTCATAGCCTGCAACTGGCGCACTTCCTAAAGTAAAGGTTTGTTGTGTAATAGTCCGCGTTGCGCCTGCACCGTCACTAGTCATTGCAAATCGATCTGCTGTGTAGGTTTGTGAGGTAGGTGTAAAAGAAGTACCGCGTTGCCATACACCAAAGTCACCATTGATAATTTTATTCTTACCAGCTGCATATTCAACGCTTTCTATTGTGTTTAATGTGCCTGAAAGATCGTTCATATTGGCGGCTGTTAACACATCACCTGTTACGTAATCATCTTTTACTGGAAATCCTACTGCCATGTTTACCCCTTAATAACTTAGGACATTATAGCCCAAAGTGCCATATATATTGTTATTCAATATCAGGGCGTCTAAAACGGGCTCTAGTGTCTGTAGCTGGACCTTCCAGCCGTTCGGCGAGATATTCATTCTCACGCCAAAAATCTGTAATGTTTTGTCCAGAGTAGATCCGCCTGGCTGTGTAGTAATTACCTTGATGGGATCAAAGAAGTCTAGGTCTAAAGCTGCTACTACACCTGTATCGTAATTAGGTGTGTATAGGTCAAGCACTATGGAATCTACTCGGATAGTTGTCTCAGCTCTACTAGCCACGTAAGCCTGTGCATAATCTAGGGCTACTGCATCGGTCTGCATAAGTAGGTTGTCTAAGAAATAGCTGTGTAAGAAGTATTTATCTATGCTGTCTTGGTTTAAGGCTACCTGCGCTGTGCCACCTAACCTAGTAATAGTGGCTTTGTTAAATATAAGCACATCGTTAAGAATCCAACTAGCATCAAAGTAATCTATACCTGTGCCGTTATCTGCAAAGACTGTGGGTGTGCCGCCAATAGATCCAGCCGTTACATCTCTATCTTGAAATACAAATGAGCCAGTAGCATCTACATATAGTGCGCCATACTCTGACGTGGCTACAGTAGAAAGAGCTGCTAAGGCTGTGCGGTTAGTGCCGGGATCTGCCTGCATAGTAGTAAGCCCTGCATCTACATCACGCATAGTTGCAGGCCAATCAATTTCATCTAATATTTGGTTTATACGTGTGCCTGATAAGTTGCCGGCAGTAGCACCTGTAACTGTGCTGATCTGTGCTAATTGGGCAAGTCTGAACGCATCAACAGCTTGTATTGTTGTTATTGCTACATCTTCACCCGATTCACTTGGGTATGTAGTTACGTAGCTTGTAATAAATCCTGAGAAAATAGGATAGGTAACACTGTTAAAGGTAGCACTAATCTGTACCTTCTTCATAGGTGTTAATAAATTGTAATACGGGCCAGTAACATTCTGTGGGTTAAAGTCGCCATTCTGATCTACTATGCGTAAGGTAAGTGCGCCTGTCTGGAATTGATCGGATAATGCAGTACGGCCTCGGTTAGTCTCTATGCGGTTAATTTGATTTGATACATCCACAATTACAGCTGCTGAATCTGCTAATACGTTAGTGCCTAATATACCTGTATCTAATATCATTGCCTGAGCAAAAGATGGCCCAGTGCTAAAGTTAATTATTGCATTTATTACCGGTACTGTCATACAGGTAAGCTGCCATTAGGTACTGATGAATAACCTGATCTGCCTGCAACCTGTAAACTTTCTGCTATAAGTTGTGCAAACTTATCGCCAGTTGAAGCAGTGTCTACAGTAATTCTTAAATTGCTAGGTAGGTCTCGACCTGTTTCACCATAATAAGTACCTGCTAATGGGTTAGTTACAGCTGGTGGTAATCCACCTGGCAAAGAAGATAATGGAGGCATAGCACCTGTACCTTTCATAGGATCTCGTCCAGTTTCGCCATACATTGTGCCAGCAAACGGATTTATTTGAGCAAACTTAGCTGCTGAATCCATAGCTGCACCAGCTAATATATCTAAAGATTTCGTTACATTTTTAATTGCTTCAATTTCAATATTTTGCTCTAAATATTTTGCAGCCATAGCAGCGTTACCATCTAAAATTGCTAACTTTTCAGCGATCCTTACTTTTGTTTCTTCATCAGTTGCAGCGTTAAGCGCAGCCATTAAACCTATGCGCTCTAAGTCGTATTTGTCTTTAAGTTTCTTTAATGCTTCTTCTGCTTTTAGTGCTGCTAAAAGTTTTTTTCTAGCAATTTCTTCTTGCTTAAATTGGAAACCGCTTATTCGGCCTGCGCTGCGCTTTTGATTTTCTGGCAAAGCATTAGGTTGTAGTCTTGCTCCACGATCACCAAAATAATCTAAAAGGCCGCCTATAAGTGGTACAAAAGATCGGGCAGTCATTCCCTTTTGATTACTGTTTGTTTGTAAGTTAAGTAACTCTTTTGTTTTTGCAATTAAATCTGCCATACCTAAAGTAGTATTACTAATTTCAGTTGCTAGGTTTTCCATAGCTGTTGCTGTAGTTGCTATTGATTTATCTTTAGATAATAAAGCTAAAGAATCTAATAAACCTTTACCAATAATCTCTTTTGCATTTTCTGAAGCAACTGTTAATAAATCCATTTTTCCAGCATAGGTATCTAGCCTTGCTGCTGATTGACCTGTAAACTTGCCATTTAATTCTGCCATGATTTTATTCATGTCGCCAGATTTAAGAGCGGCCTTATTTAAGCCTGGTACTAATCTACCTATTGCTGTGGTTTGTCCACCAAAGCCTTTGGCCAAAGCCTGACTTACTTCTACAACTGAACCATAACCCGCTGCACTTACATCTAGAGCTGTTGCCAGAGCATCTTGACTTAAAGTAATTGAGCCAGTCACAGAAAGCAATTTTTGAAATGCTGGCCTTATCTCATCATCTAATACACCTGTAGTTTTTTGTAGGTTACTTATATACTGCTCAATACCTGGTGCGCTAAATTGATAACCTGTATTTTTTAATTGTTGCTCTAATGACTTGGCGGCTTTTTCATCTGCCATAAATGCGTTGACTGCTGCTTTACTATATTTAGTTAAAGCTGTAACGCTAAAGGCGGTGGCAAATACTTTGGCAAAACTTTTTATCTGTTTATCAAAGGCTGATACTTCTTTCTTAGCCTTTTTTAATCCTTTGTTATCAAAGGTGCTGAGAGCCGATACTACTAAGGTAGGCACAGTTATACTCCTGTAAATCCACGAGCTGCTCGCTCTTTATAAAATCCTAATACTTGACCTTTTTTCTCTAAGGGTAACTTCTTGTAATACTCAAATATGGCTTGATCTATTGCTTTCTTTAGATCCTCGTAAATCTTACCCTGATCCTCTGACCATGCTTTATAAATTACGCGACCTTTATTTTTACGACCTCTACGGCCTACAGATCCTGCAAGTGTTGCATCTACTACGTTTGGCAGTGCTTGTATAAATTGCACACCTGCATTTGGGTTAAGTGAAGCACCCTGTGAGCCTTGTGTCTTACGGCCTGCAGTCTCATAGATTGCGCCCGGTGCTGACTCATTAGATACGTAGTTATAAACTGAGTAGCCTTTTTTGTTTTTCTTATTAGGGCCAAGTTTATATTTAATGCCGCTTCTAGCTGTAGATTGATCGTACGCTGGAAATGGTCTGCGCTGTCCTTCTTGTGGCTCTGCTGATTTTGTCCAGCCACTTAGCACATTTTGCTCACTTGGTAGATATTGTTTTGCTTTATATGCAACTTTAATCATAGGTGCTTTAAGACTGTCTTTGACGTTCTTGTACATATCCTCGTCAATTTCATCTACTGCTTTAAGGAACTCTCTAACGCCGTTTACGACTACTGGCATTTTTAATCTCCTTAGCTCTGTCTTGCAAAACTTGCACAATAGCCCTTAGCATTTCTGAGTCCATATTTATAAACTCATTAGGCGCGATCCCAGTCTCTACACTTAAAGCAGCCACTGTATAGAGAATGGAGTCACGCGGCACTATTTTTTTTCTTCGTCTAATACCTCGACAGTTTCTAAGCTGTCTATAAACTCGATACCAAATATAGGAACAGTTACGTTAGCCCTACGCAAGCACTCGTGCGCCAAGTAATAAATCTCGGTCTGCCGTTCGTGATCGCGCAGGACTTTACTAATACCTGCTCCATACTTTAATTCAAAAGCGTATTCGACACCTGGCGTGATCTTATGTTCTGATACCTCGCCATTAGCCCTTGTTATCTTTAGCTTTGCCATTATTACTCCTTAAGGTGTTGTATCGACTACGATAACACTCTGGCAGGTGAATGTAATGGATTGTGTGCTTATATCGCCTACTGCGCCGTTTACATCTTGAGTATTGTTCACCAGAATTGTGGTTTGGAATTCTGGGTTAGTTGCGCTTACTACTGCAGAAGTCTGCTTTAATGTTAGCGGCACTGTAGTACCCCATGCGGCTTGCAGCGTTGCGTTTACGTTAGATGCTGCTGTGTCGTTTAGGAAGTCGATGGTGATTGTGCTGGCTTCCAGACCCTTAGCAAATTTATGAGCGGTATCACCCATTGCTGTTATTTCTAATTCATCGAATGAACGGTTAATTGTTACGGCTGTCACGTGATTGCTTAGATCTACGCTGTTCAGAGTAACAACAACGCCATTGCTTAAATAGATTGCCATTATTCGTTGTCCTCATCTTTTCTAGCCGCTGGTTGCTTAACCGCTGCTGGCTTGTCAGTAATCTGGCCTATCTTGACCAGAAAGTCATATTCTTCTTTAGTAAATCCTTTATAACTCATGTTAACTCCACTCCGTTAGAATTGATACTGTTATCTCAGATACCAGCAAATCTCCGCTAGCTGCGTTGACTATAGCAGGTGCTGAAATGCTAGATATGTTTAGCGTAAGACTTGATGCCGCTAGTTTAGTTACTACTGCTAATATAAAGTTTTCCATGCCTGCTAAATTGCCTTGGTTGTCAAATGCTGGCGTAGTCATAAGAATCTTAAAGTTTGCTAAAGGTGCGATAGTTATGTAGTCATTGTTGCTAGGTGTCAGATAAGGATCACCAGGTGTAACTACTACGCTATTAGCCAGTAGTGTTGCCGGTGGGAATGAGAAGGTTGACCACACGCCTGCATTGGCTAAATCTGTTGCAAGTGTGCTGCGTAATGTGGTGATTGCAGCTGGCATTAGCCGACCAGTGCGTTAGGACTAGCGTACGGCTGGATGAGACCTCTGACCCTATTTACGAGTTGAAAACCCATTCTATAGGGACTTGCAGTGATCCCATCCATACCTACCCCACCAGTCTGGCTAACTTGACGGCTTTGCCAGATGTCAACAGCTACGATCATCGCAGCCTCTCGTATGGCAGGGGTCGCAGTGTAAGCCTGTGTTTTTTGTTCTGGGCCAAGGGCTCTGCCGTATGGTTTAATAAAGTGAAATGGATCGTCTGAAGCTGTCTTTGCGTATTGAATAATAGAATAACCTGTAGGGTAATTGCTAAATTGTAATTGTGTAAATAATGCTGTGCCAATTGTTGCAGGCACTGTTGAGCCAGGGAATGCGCCAGTTAATGTGTATGAGCCGTTATAGGTAGCACCACTATTAGACACTGTAATGCTTTGACCTACTACAAATATGCCAGGATTAGCCAACACTAAAGATGCAGTGTTGTTGCTAATTGATGAGCCGATTACTGGTGCATCGTTATGCCAAAGGTAAGGTGTTATTAAATCTTCTGCTGCTTGACAGCACTCTTCCACTGTAGCACTGCTGTATAAAGTGCCAATACCTAAGTTACTGCGTAACTCGGCTTCTGTAACCATTACGGCTGCCATAGTGTCCTTTCTTAAAAAGCTCCCCTAGGGCTAGGGCTACTAAACCCTAGAGGATTATTAAATTAACTAACTTATTAGGTTAGGTTAAATCGGCGAACTCCACCAGCTACTAATACTTTAGTTGCTAGATAGCCATAAATCATTGTCTCAATTTCACCAGATGTAACTACGTTTGTGCTTAGTCGTAGGATTGGTGATTCGTAAACTACGACTGATGACGGCACAATAATAAATGCTGATTCGTCAATAGTTGTGCTTACTACGTTTGCATCTACATAGAAATCCAAACCAAGTACGTTGCCACGTAGTGAACGTGGATTAACTTGTCCAGCTGCGTTCATTGGTTGAATTGCATTGTAAATAGGGCGATCAGAACTGTCTTTAGCACCTAACAATAAAGACCATTGTGATGTACCACCAACATAAGCTGTTGGTAATTCACCTGTTGCTAAATAAGCAGCTGGTACTTCTGTAGAAACGTATGAAATAATTCCGTTAGAAGAAGCTGCTACTGATGTAGCTTGTGTGCCAGAAGCAGTTAATTCTGCAATTACTGCGGCATTTGTTGCCTTGTTGTATGCACGTGTCATGTTTTCTAACATGGCTTGAAAGAATGCTGGAGATGAACGCTCTAATAACTCTATTGAGTAGCGTTGCATGCCTGCAAACTTATTTACAGTTGCATTTACGTATGCAGATACAATACCTGTCTCAGATGGTCCAGCACCTTCGTTAGTATCGGCTACTGTACCTGAAGTTGTAATCTTTGGGTGTGAAATAGTCATACCGCTTGCTGGAATTGCACGAGTACCGATTGCATCGATAGTTGGGCGTGATCCAATAAGTGTATCTACTATTTGTGGTGAGAAGATTGTTGGTGAAAATGCTGGGTTAGTTGAGAAGTCATCATCAGCAGCTGTAAGCATTTTAGATGCTTTTGCTTCTGCATGTAATACCCAGTCATTAGAATCTTGATTACCTAACTTTGCTTTGATTGAATGCTCTAAGTACTGAGCTTGTGTCTTAATTGGTGAGCGAGGCTCTGTATAGAATGATGCACTTATTGTTGGGCGTGCAGCCTCTACTGGAGCAACCTCTACCACTGGTACTGCTGTTGGCTCGGTGGTGTTGTCCACTTGTGCCTCACTTTCCGTAGTTGGTTGGATTGTTGCATCCGCTTCGCCTTCGCTAGCGGCAACTTTAGTTACTTGCGCTTCTGTAAATGCTGGTGATTCCACAAGACTTACTTCTTTTAATTGTGCCTTGGTTACATAGATATAATCTTTTTTCTGTGATGATTTAATTACTTCTACACCTACAGACATACCTGAAATTAAATCTTCTGCGGCTAGGACTAGCGCATCTGATCCTTGCATAGATGCACTGATCTTAAAGCTAGCGTAAATGCCATCTTCTGCTTTTTGAAACTTTTGCATGCGACCTATTGGCTTATCTGCTTTGTGTTGCATAAGCATCTTGATCTTGCCAGGGTCGCCTATTTCTATAGAATCTTTAGCAAACATAACAGGGCCAGCACTAGTTGAGCCTACACTTTCGTATGGCACTATCTTGCCAGCGATTATTCTGCGCTCTGTATCTGCGCTTTCTAGATTACTACTGAATGTAAGTAGCATTATCTTCACTTCCTTCTGGTGTCATGTTTTCCATTTCTTTGGCTTCCTCTACAGTTATTAAACCTAGAGATAACATTTTTTCTAACGCTTCTAGTCGCTTCATTGTGTCTGCACGTAAGAATGATTCTTCAATAGCAAAGCGCACAGTATGGCCACGAGCTGTAATATCATCCATGCTAAGTCTGTCCTCAATAGCACAGATATAAGGCTGTAGTGAATAGGCTACAAACTCTTTACGACCATCTAGAATATTTTGATAAGTCATAGAATTATTCATATCTGCGCTTATGTAATATGCAGGTACGTTCATGGCACGTGCTATCTGTGTTGCTAAATATTGTTGCGCTTCTGAATACATCATATCTTTAGGACTAAAGCCGACTGGCTCATAAGATAATGTGCTAGTTAGATATGCTGTGCTTCTATTTTGACGTGCAGACTTCCATGCAGCTAATAATCCTTGTACTTGTGCTTCTGGCATATCTGCGCCTGTATTTTTTAAGAATCCTGTAGCCATAGGTGTTGCAGCAGATACAGCTGCGGCTTTTTCTAAATCTAGTGCAGCTTGTATTGTGCGGCCTGACGTTTGTAATACGCCTTGTGTTAATCCTTGAAATGTAACTAATGAACCTACACCGACCATTGGTACTTTTTCCTGGTCAATCATGTAATATAAAATTTCTGTGCCACGTGCATTAGTTTGTGCCGTTACTCTAGTGTTAGCAACCCATTCAAATCGTGCAGGGCGTAAATCATCTGCATATAATTCCGTAATGCGCCAATATGCTTGACCGTAGAAGATAAGTGAATCTACGGTAGCGCTGATCGTGACGGATCGTGGCTGTCTAATATCTGGTTGCTCTACCCACAGTGGCGATGCTAATTCTGCACCTGTAGATTTTTTATAAAGCTTTAATGGTAAATATCCTACTACACCTTTAATTAAATTAGCGCACCTGTTTACAGCTGGTACTTGACAAGCTAGTGCGCGATCTATTGGCCCATAACCAAATGGTGTACCTATGCTGTTAAATCCGTAAGAATCTAACATAACGGCAGGGGCGTATTGCGCTTCGACAGTTTTATTAGTTTTAGTTATACCCAAAGCAGACAATAGACCCATATATATACTTTATACCATAAATGGTACTAATAGTGCAAATTAGACAAAGATTTGCGCGGTTTGTTGTGGGCGTGTCAACTGGCTTACGACCATAGCCAAAGATATTGCAGCTGTAACATCGCCAGCAGATTTTCTACGTATTATGCGCCAACCTGCATCCGAGGTCTTAGCAGCACAATTATTTAAGTGCTGTACTAGATCCGATTGACCACTGTGAACCATTCTGCTATTAGCCATAGCATCCGATAGATCCGAGCATGCCTGGTAGAAGGCTTGACCCGATACATCTTGCATACGCCATCCGCTTTGCTCTAATCGTGTTGCTATTGACTGCGTGGCGTACTTGTCAAAGCAGATAATATGTGGATGGTACTTACGTGCCCACTCATTTACATCACTTGCCATCTTAACTTCATCTATTGCAATATCACTATGCCACAGCTGTGCAAGTCCGACTGCTATTTTGCCGTCTTTCATTTGACCCATAATTAACGCACCTGATCGTCTTGTCGGTGCAATATCAAAGGCCATTATAGTCATCGGCCCGACAGGGATCTCTAGCGTACTGTCGCTGCATGCTTCTATACTTCCATAGACCCAGGGGCTGACTGCGCTATCTACCCACTGGCATAACATCTCTGTACGTGTAGCTTCTATAGTATTTGTGTTGACAGATTCTTCTAGTGTCTGTTCACTAATTAGATACGATAGTGCAGGGTTAGCCATAGCCCACGCTTTGCGGTCATTTATCTTGCAGTGCTGTGTTGCGCTGTATTCGTAGTAACCCAGATTGTCTGGCGGATAAGACTTGCAACGTTCTACTAAATCATTTAGTGTCGTACTAAATCCATCACCTGCGTTACTTGTCATAAGTGTCATAGCGTTAGGTCTTGCACGTGTTACTGGTAGTGCAGCTGTGTAGGCCTCTGGTGTCCACTCGCGTAACTCATCTATGTATAGAAAGTCTGCAGTCTTACCACGTGGTGCATCTCGTGTTGCCGCTGCTATCTCATACCTTGCGCCATTAAGTAAACTTATAGATTCTTGACCATTAGCCAAGCGGATCTGTCTTACTTGCTTTTTTAGCCATTCGTTATCTTCTATTGTGTATGCAACTTGTCTAAATGTATCTAATGCCATATTTCGGTTAGATGACATGCCTAATACGTTCTTGCTACCCCATAAGAATAGATGCGCAAGGATTAACATGCGTGGGCACGTAAGTACCATCCACATATTATCTGCTTTGACAAGTACGCCACGCAGTCAATAGCAACACGATTAGAGCAAAGCGGATGGCGTATGCAAGA